TTCTCCCATTTTAGTTACTCCTGAAACATTACCGTAAAGGCTGTCTGAAGTAGTTCTGGAACCTTTTGCAGTTCCATATTTAAAGTCTAGATAAAAAACTAGACCAGATGGTAAGTTCATTGGTTGAACTGAAACAAAGTCTTTAGCAGAGATTGCAGAGAATACTTTCCTTACTAGAGGAAGAGCAACTCCAGCCCACTGCTCACTACCGTTAGTGCCTATTACACCACCACCAGTAGAAGACTGCTCAGCAACTAATTGTTTAGCTTGGTTTTCTAACATGATAGACATGTTTGAAGAATCTTTTTCTCCTAAACCTTCTAACAATCCTGAAGCAGACCATTTATCAGCCAAACGTTTAGCGTCTTCTTGTAACGCTTTGTAGCCGTTTGCGCTTTCTAATAAATTATTAATTTCCATGATAAGTTAATTAATTGTGGTTAAAAAATTATTTGATTCCGGCTAATTTTTGCATTCTTCTTACTACGTCAGACACTTCGTTGATTACTTCTGGTTTAGCAGCAGTGTTACCTGTTGCTTTACTAGCACTACCTAATTTACTCTCTTTGATAGGAGCTTTAGTAGTTTTAGTAACAACGTTATCTGAAACAGTTTCGAATACTAATTTCACCTCTTTTACAGTTTCTGCTTTATCAAAAGCAGCGATTACGTTAACTTTTTGAGCTTCAGACAAGTTATTTGCCTTAAACACTTTATTAACGTACATTAATTTAGCATTAAGTAAGTTAACTTCTGAAAGTTGAGCTTGTAAAGTTTCAATAGTTTCTAAAGCTTGAGTCAATTCAGAATTATCTTCATTAACAGATTCTTCTTTATTTTCGTCAATTACTTCTTCTTCCATTTCTTCTTCTTTATCATGCTTACCTTCTTCCATTTCTTTTTCTTTGTCATGCTTACCTTCATTAGCTTCGTCAGTCATTTCGTCTAATTCAGCTAACAATTCGTCAAGATCAATTTCTTCATCTTCAGCAGCCGGCATGTCACCTATTTCAGGTTCCATCTCTCCTGCGTCCATATCAGAATGATCTTCACCACCGTCAAGACCCATTTTTTCATGTTCTTGAGCAATGATATCACGGATTAAATCCTTAAGGTCATCGACTTCCATGTCTTTGACTTCAACTTCTTCTTCTCCGTCTTCTGCTTCGTCTTCAGATTCTTCTGAATCAATCTCAGCATCGGCATCAGCATCGTCATCGCCTTCTTCCTCTTCTACTGGAGCTTCCTCTATTTCTTCTTCTACTTCAACTTCGTCAATAGACTCATCTTCGTTGACTTCTTCAGTAGACTCTTCTACTGTTTCTTCAACTTGCTCTTCTACTTCTTCGACTTCGTTTACTACTTCTTCTTCTACAGTGGAATCTTCCATCTCTTGAAGTTTAGCAGCTAACATATCTTTTAAGTGAGGAGTTAAAGTCTCTTCTAAAGCTTCTTTAGCGTTAGCAATAGCGGCTTCTCTAATAGATTTAGCTTCAGCAATAGCTTGCTTGAATAAATCTTTATTTGCCATTACAAAAAAATTTTTGGATTGCTGTGGTTATTCATAAACCACAATAGAATTAATATAAGTTTGATGCAGTAAGAACTGCATATTCGTATATAAATATATAGGAATTCCGGAAAACTACTATTTTAATGACCTTTTTAAGTAGTTTACCATATACTGTATTACATCTCTTTTAGCTGTTGTAATATCTCTAGGGTCAGGACTAGTTCTTTCTTTCCATTTTTCCCACTCATTATGCATATTCTCTAAATGATCGTCTAAATCCATTTCGTCAATAAACCAATAAGGACGATCAATAGTATGTTTATTTTCAGCTATTCTCCAATCATCAATGTCATTACCTTCTCTTTCAGTTTGAGGAAATAGATGGTCTAAATAATTATCCCATTTATCATCGAATCCTTCATATCCGCTTTTTTCTTGATAGTAACTAGCTATTAATTTACCAAGATCCGAAGCTGGTTCATTAAAATAATCGGCTACATCTTCAGCATCTGTCCAAGTTGAAGCTGCGTTCATAAAACTAATTATATCTTCATCATCATAATCCATGCTATCAAACGCATCTTGTTGTTGCATTATAGAATATACTTCACCAGCTAGATTATCATCTTTAACTTGAGGGAATTTTATTTGAAAGTCTTTCCATGAAAGATTACCTGGGTTTTTTAATTTTTTATCTGACATTCTCGTTGGTGGGTAATCGGGGTGATAATAAAGTTTCTCACCTTTATAGTCATCGAAATAATATAGACCCTTCTCATCTTTATAAACTTTGTCACCATCAGTATTGACAAATAAAAATTCTTCTAAGATTAGCTTACTTTGGTTAGTAAGTTTGTTTTCGACTAAGAATTTTTTAATATCGAAGGCTTTCATTCTACTCTCAGAATATCGTTTATAATAGAGTCTAGTTGTGCGTATTTAGATAATTTCTTTTTATTTTCATTTAAAGAAATAGGATTCATAAAAGCACCATGAGTAGAAGGATTAGATACGAAATCCCAACATACTAATTCAAAGTCAGGTTGAACTTCTAAATGACCTTCGTTAGTTTGTTGAACTGATCCGGTACCTCTTGATGATATACCTATAGTATGTCCTGCTTTAATTATTTCTTTTACTATATTACCTGCAGGAGTATTTAAAAGTTCAACTCTACCCATTAAGTCATCACCGTTCCAATATAAATCTTTTACTATATGAGAAGCATTTTTGAGAGAAACCACAGGAGATTCAGGATGATCTAATTCACCGTATGCATTACCATTCTTAACAAATTCATCCATGTACTTTTTTACTTCTCTTTTGAGAACTCCAGCAGGATATTTTCTGTTATTTTGGTTTAAAGCACCTATTCTTTGCATAACTCCTTCAACCTCGAATACACCAGGTCTTTCCTTAGATTCTTTAAGGATAGGTTTAAACTGGTTTACTTCTACTAATAGATTAGACATATTTAATTTTTATTCGTTACAGTGAGATTCGTACACTTTGTAGCCTTCTTTAACTAACTCTTCAACAATTTTATTCATTTGCCCTTCGTTACAGTGAGAAGCAACTATGATATCTTTACCTTCCATTTTAAAGTTCATATCAGAATCTTTATATCTTTCTTGAAGTTTATTATAGATTTCATTACAATGTGCTTCATCAACTCTCATCATTTGTTCGTTACAGTGAGCTTCATTTGCTTTTCTTTTCTTGTGACCGTGATTAGAAGAGTTAATAATCTGTAATTCATTTACAGGTATATCTCTAACGGTTTTGCTTCCTTCTTTGAAAAATACATCATAATGAGTTACAGTACCATCCTCTAATAGAGTGTGCTGCTCTTCTAAACAAATACCGTGTCCATACTTTTCATGTAGTACATGATTTGCACAGTCATGTTGTATTTCTTCAACTTCTTCTTCGTTAGTTGTAGTATCGACTTCGCTAGTTAATTTAGTTAATTTATTCTCTGTTAAGAATTTTTTAATATCAAATGGTTTCATTTTTTTTTATTTTTATTTTCTTTTATAGGTGTAAATACGGTTTGTTTAGGTTCTTCTTCGGCGATAGCACCACCCATTTTAGCAGCATCGATATCTGCTTGAGTTAATACTTTAACTTTAGGTTGTTCTATCCCTCTAGTAAATCCTAATTTTACAACAGGTTTTAAGTCTCTGTTAAAAGCAGTTTCAACTGCTGGAGCTAAGAATCCTCCGACTTTCAATCCTTCTTCATTCTTAACATCTCCCATAGCATCAAATGCTTTTTGTATCTTATTTCTGGTATTTTCGTAATAACGCTCAATATCAGTAACAATATCTTGTAATGTCATCACTACTCCTTTCATTCCATCGAATCCGGCGTAGCTATCAGCCATTTTAGCTAACTCTTGAGTAGCAGCTTCTGTTATAACTCCTTCTTCAAGTACCTTAGTTATAATAGCTTTTATACTTTCTTTAGCTAATTCATCTTTTCCCATAGCTTTTTTAATAGCTTTATCTCTAGCTGCCATATAATCATCTGAATCTATATCTCCATCTCCATCGTGATCTTTACCTTTCTTTTCATCTAAATCAGCTGCGCTAGGGAACATATATCCATAATTAGCATCAAAGAATTCATTGAAGTCGTCCATTCCTCTTTCATTTCCTTCTTTAGTTCCATCCCATTTACCATCTTGATCCCAATCTTTATGAGTTCTATAATATTCAGATACTATTTCATCTGATATCATACTAACTCCAGTTTTAGGATTTCTATAATAATCTTGAATTAATTTAGCTACTGATTCTTCTTGAGTAGATTCAGTTATTTCATTATATTGAGTTACTGGTGGAACTTTAGATCTCTGTTTATCTTTAGGATCACTTAATCTAGCTCCTCTTTCTCTAGCAGCTTTAGTTAATCTACCTTTAACTAAGTTTCCAGTTTTAGTAAAGTAGTGTCCTTTAGGAGCACCTTTGGTTTCCTCTACGTCATCTTCATGCATTTTTGGAGCATCGTCATCAGCAAAAGGATTAACTGGTTCGTCAGGAGAATCCATATAGC